TGGCAGCAAAAACCCCGTTGAAAGCAACCTTTGATGGTAGCAGTAACGTTACAGGACTAGCAGAATTTGTCGGCGCAGACTTCGTTGCAGTTGCAGATGGTGGTACTGGCGTAGCAACTATCACTAGTGGTGGTGTTGTAGTTGGTGCTGGAACAAGTGCGGTTACAAGTAATAAAGCAGCACCTAGTGGCGATTTTGTTGGCACTTCGGATACACAAACGCTAACAAACAAAACACTAACTACTCCTACTATTACAACACCAGTCATAAATGCAGGTGCTGATTTTAAAAACGGGGCTACCAGTGCTGGCTTTATAAAGTTCTTTGAAGATAGCGATAACGGAACTAACGCTGTTACACTTATTGGTCCTGCTAGTACAGCAGACGTAACACTAACACTTCCGGCTGCAACTGACACACTAGTTGGTAAAGCAACTACAGACACACTAACCAATAAGACATTGACTGCACCAGCACTTACAAGTCCTACTGTTACAACAAGTATTGACTTGTTAGCAAGAGCAGAGATACGTTTTAAAGATGCAGATAGTAGTCATTATATTGGATTTGAAGCACCGGCTACAGTAAGCAGTAATTTAATATGGACACTACCTGCCACAGATGGTAGTGGTGGACAGGTACTTAAAACAGATGGCAGCGGCGGTCTAGGATGGGTGTCAGCCTCCGGCGGTGGTAGTGGATCTAGTTTTCCAAACAGTACTATCCAAACGCTTCCAGGCAAATCTAGTGACTATGATTTGTCTTTCAACGCTGCACAAAATACTCAAGAAACGCCATTTGATTCAGGAGCAACTGATGCTTTTGGTGTTAACTTGGGTACAGTGTTTTCACTTATGGATCCAATTGGCACAGTAGAAGGAACAGGTGCCAGTGATGGTGGCTTGGATCTAGGTGCATTTAGTTAATAAATAAAGGATATAGGAGCAAAAGATGCCTACAGTATTACAGTTTCGTAGAGGAACAACAGCACAGAACAACGCTTTTACAGGCGCAGATGGTGAACTAAGTATTGATTCGCAAGGCGACAGTATTAGAGTACATGATGGCTCAACCGCAGGCGGATTTGAGACAAACGCTAAACAAGCAAAGTACGCTGATATCGCGGAAAGATATCGTGCAGATGCATCTTATGAGTCTGGCACAGTACTGATGTTTGGAGGCGATGCAGAAGTAACAATATGTGATACAGCAAATTGTACTAAAATTGCAGGTGTTGTATCCAGTGAAGATACTGCATACTGTGTAATGAATAGTCCCAAAGGACAACGCGATGATCCAACTTTCCCTCCTATGGCTTTGTTAGGTCGTGTTCCATGTAAAGTTATTGGTGTTGTGGAAAAAGGTGATTTGATGGTATCAAGTGGAACGCCTGGACATGCGCAAGCATTTACCGGCCAGATTAATCCTATGGTTGGAAGTGTTATTGGTAAAGCAGTGGAAGCAAAAACTGATACAGGTACCGGCACTATTGAAGTTGTAGTAGGTAGACTCTAGTCGCACATTAAATCTTCTATAGTTTTAATTTTAGAAATTATTTCTTCTATCTTAAATGTAGTGAATACACCTGGATGCAATGGCTTGGGCCAACTATCTAGTTTGCTCCAAGCATATCCTTTGTGTTCATCATTAAGTTTTGGTAAGAACTCTTCTTCAACTACACAAACATATGTACTATAACAAAAATTATTTTTACTATTTGTAAATTTTTCTACTGGAAGTGTTTTTAGCACAAACGGCATAAAGCCTATTTCTTCGACAATTTCACGTTGTAGTGCAGTGTATTCTGTTTCGCCTGCTTCAACTTTGCCGCCAACAAATGCCCACATACTATCATACTTTGCACCATTGCGTAGTACAAAAAGATAACGTGCCGTTGTTTTACTTAAAAACAGTGCGCCTACACTGCTATTAAATGACGATACTCCAGTCGCCTGCTCGATATTCGCCTTCATAGGATTTTACCCACTCTGTGCCTGTGTACTTATATTGTAGACCTGTGTTACTATTTGTCATATAGTGTATACCTTCTTCGGCACTACTGTCAAATGCTACCTGCCAATTAGTGCCATTATATTCGATAATGTCGTTAGCACCTGCTACTAGATCACCCCAAGCATCAGGTCCATCTGTGTTACTTGCATCGCCGATAGCATTGAGGATGAGATAACGTTGCCCTTGTGCAGCCACTGCAAGTCCTGCTCCGGGTGCGCTGCGCAAAGGATTAACAATCTTTAATACAGCCGAAATATCATTTGTTGGGATTGTATCTGCATTCACTGTCCAAAGCAATTTATAAGGATCACTAGGATGGAATGCTATTGTGCCTGATATCTCTGCACTACCGCCTGTTTCAAGGCGTATTTGACTTATGCCGCTCTGTAATTCTCCATATTGATTAATTAGTGCAGCCCAACTAACATCATCTGATCCAACCTTTTGTGGTGGATCATTCAGTGGAGTGTAATCTACTTTGTTTGTAGTTGTTTCATTGCGATCTAATATTTGCACAGAATTGCCTAATACAACAATACCAAAGTTCATAGGAGTAAATTTCATACGCTCGCCCATTAGTATCTGTCCATCAATCACACCATCTGCAATACCGCCTTGATCGTCATATATGCTTGCAACAATTTTATTAATGACACCAAGTTTCTTTACTTTAGCAGGCGCGGTCAACCAAATTGGAACTGTAAAATTTACTGTAGCAATATCAATTGTATCGTCAACGCCTGCAGGAACACTTCTGCTAGTATATTGTATATTTTGTAGTTCTATATAACTTAAACTTGTCCAGTCTAAATAGTTATCTGTGCTTTGTATTTCTAGTGCAGGATTAAACAACACTAGTATTTGTTCTAATAATTGAAGTTTTTGATTTGTATTACTAGTCCAAATATCTACATTCATTTGTAATGTATATGGAACAGGCATAATACGCTCTACTGTAAATGCATTGCCCTGTTGTGTGTTATACTCATTTGTGTTTACATCAAACTTGCGCATACGGATATGCTTCTTGTCAACAAATGTAGGATCTTGCCTGCGTTCTGTATTGTACTCTAATCCTGTTACATAACAACTAATCATGGGAGTTGGAATAATTTTATTTTCACTGTTTTCACGAATAATACTGCTTACCATACGAGTACTATCGCCATATTTTACAGGCACTGTTTGCAGTGTAGTATTTCCATTACGATCTTTGCCGTACTCAACTTGAAAGTTGCTAAATGCACGAATAAATTGCAGTAGAAAACGTCTTATTTGTTCATCATAAAAAAACTGTTGTGCCATTAATCTTCTCTAGGTTTCAATGCATCGCTAAGACTTTGTCTACTAGTTGCAGTAGTGTTATCATCTGCAGTAAATGTGCTGGTATTATTAATGAATTGATCTCGTTGTGTATTTCCTGTGCCTGGTGTAAGTTTACTACGGACATCATCTTCTACTTTAATCCAACGGTTGCCGCTGTATCTAAACAATCTGTTAGGTAAAAAGTCTACACGCAAAACAAAATCACCTTCTTGTGCAGTGCCTGGGAAACTTGTGCCCATACTAATTGGCTCACCGTTCGGAGCAAGTCCATCACCTACTAGATATCCGCTGTATGCATCAGTGTTAGTAGGTGTAATGCGTCTAGCATCTGCACTTGCATCAGTACTATCTGCATTTTGTTGAGTATCGTCAGCATTAACACCTTTAGGTTCTAGTGGTCTACCAGTAACTGGATCGGTTGGGACAATATAGTATTGACTTGTGTCGTAACCACTTTCTGGAACTTCTAGTTCTGCTTCTTCTACAATCTTGCTTGTAATCTCAAGTTCTTTGTTGTAGGTAGATAATAAATCACGAAGTGTATTATCTGTTGTATTGCCATCTGAATCTTCTTGTAACACATTAAGAATATCATTGTATTCTTGGCTATCTACTAGAGGTGTACACTTAACACGCCACAAATGACTCCACCAAGTTGGGCTGAAACCTTCACTAGGACGCGAACCTTCCTGAATAACATAATAACGTTTAAGGCTAAGTTCTACACTTTCATCTAGTGCGCTATAGTCTGTAAGGTGTGGTAGTTCAATAACATCACCTGCCATAAGTTTACGTCCAAGATTGTTTACCATATCGTTTTCGTGGAATGTAATAAACAGTGTATCGTTTGCTAAAAACAAACCAAACTGTGATAAGTCAAAGTCTGTATCACTTACATTATATATACCACGCAAATTATAGATGTCTTGATCATATATTCTGTCTCTGTTTTCGAGGAATAAAAAGTCTTGAATGCCCAATGGATCATGTTCTTGATCGCCACCTGTTTGGTTTGCAACACCTAAATACTTGTGAACATTGATTCCTGTGCCACCAATGGTAAACATTTCTCTTATTCTTCTATCAAAGAATCTATAATCGTTGGTGTGAGCACCGTCTTTCCATAGTGAAATTCTTGGCATAATATTTCCTTATTGCGTAGTATTTATCGCCTATAAATAACTCGATGAAACTAGACCTACACGGACATACTATACATGCAGCCTGGCGTTTGTTTAACACTCGCATTACAGATGCCTATTATAACAAGCAACGCACTGTGGTTGTTGTGACAGGACAAGGCGCTATAATGCACGAGTTTCAAACCTGGGCTGCCCAGCATCCTCATGTAAAAAGTTGGACAAATAGTCCACAAAACCCTGGAAGTTACAAATTATCTCTCAAAAAAGGTTGACACATTCTCAAAAGGTGCTATATTAATATAGTAAGTTGAAATTGAGGAGAGATACATTATGGTTAGTAACGCAAAATTTAAAGATTTCGTTGTAGCACTTAGCGCAGAAGATCAGCAAACAGTTGTCAGTAGACAGTTGCGTTTGCTTCCTGCGTTTATCATGCAAGAAGTTGCTGGTACCAATAATGCAAAAGTTATTCGAAAGTTAGAGAGCCGCTTGAAGCAGGTTCGCTTGATGTTGTCCTCTATTGTTGCTAACGGGAGGGTTGTATAATGCGTATTAAAGGTGCAATGACTATTTTGAATAAACGTGCAGAGTTCTATGGCATGACTACAGAAAAACTAGTTCAGTGGTTAGACAAGAAAGCTGCTGATACAGTCAAAGTAGGATATGTTGATGAGACAATCAAAGTCCTTCAGGCATATGAAGTCTACAAGATGGACCAAGGTTATCGTTGGTCTGGTACAAACTTTGAAACATGGGTGAAAGCATGAACGAAATATTAAATGATATTGAAACACTTACTATTGTAAGAAATGCAGTAAGTACAGGTGTTGAAAAAGAAAAAACGCTTGAGTTATTGGACAAAGTAATACGTCTGAAGTCACTTGAGATAACTAACTTTGAAACACAAATGGAAATGGAGTTTATGAACGATGGCATTAACTGCTCTTAAAGGTAAACCTATCAAGCGTAAAAAAGCACCCAAGGCTCGCCGTAAAACTACTGGCGCTGGTGCCGCACCTTTGGACAACTATAAACGTGCAAAGGATTTCTTTCATTTTGATGTAGACAAAAAAGAGTATATGCCTATTATCAAGCAGTATGTCAAAAAGAAGTATGACAAAGAAACTGCACAGGCTATCTTTAAAAACAGTGATGGTGCAATTGCGTTCAGTCATGTTGCAGCATTTTGCTTTTACATGAACAATGATAAAGCAGACCAAGTACCCGAAGATAGTGTGCATTGGATGGAAGGTTTTTTCATTGACAAACTTGCTGAAAAAGGCAAATCTATTGTACAAGAAATTAAAGCAGTAGAAGCAGAAAAGCCTAAGAATGTTTATGTGCCTAGCATCCAAGAGCGTATCAAGGAAGCAAGCGGAAATATTATTGCAGAGATTGAAGAAGCAGTTGATGACTATATTAACAATCCGGACAAGTTTAAAGGATTGGACGCTGTCAAACTATTCCGTAAACTTAATGTTAATCAAGCACACGCAAGACATATCCGTGCGTTTTACGAGGGACCTTTAGCAGAATATCATATGCTACAGCAACCTGCTCGTGAACAAGACGAGGATTTGCGTGAAGGGTATGCACACTTGGACAAAGCAGCCATTAAGCGTGGCGTAACACTGTTTAGTGGCATTTTAGGTGCTTGTGATCTTATTACAGCAGAAAGCAAAGCAACTCGTAAGACACGCACACCTAAGCCTAAGAGTGCTGACAAGTTGGTAGCAAAAATGAAGTATTGCATAACCGACGAAAAGTATAAAGTAGCCTCTATTAATCCTGTAGATATCATTGATGCTACAGAAGTTTGGGTGTTTAATACTAAGACACGCAAACTAGGCAAGTACATTGCCGAGGATCATGCTACACTGCAAATCAAAGGAACTACACTGCAGTTCTTTGATGAGAAGCAAAGCGTTGCAAAAACACTTCGCAAACCAGAACAGCAACTAGCAGACTTTAACAAGAGTGGTAAGGTCCAGTTGCGAAAGTTCTTAGACAATATCAAAGGCGTAGAAACAAAAATGAACGGACGCTTTAATGCTGATACTGTGATTCTTAAAGCAGTAAAGTAATAAATAGTGTGTAAGAACAAGGATACACTATGGCAACCCTAGAATCACTAAGAGCAGATACAACTGATTACATTCGCTATCGTTTAGGCGATGGAATGGTAGATGTTGAACTGGATCCGGAACATTATGACAATAGCATTGACAAAGCAGTAAAACGTTTTCGTCAACGCAGTCAAAATGCATATGAAAGTTCCTATGTGTTTTTAAGTGTTGTAAAAGAACAGCAAGAATATACACTTCCAGACGAAATCGAAGAAGTGCGTCAAGCATTTAGACGTAGTGTTGGTAGTGGTTCCAGTGATACTGGTACGCAGTTTGAACCTTTTGAGGCAGCATTTCAGAATACTTACTTGCTACAAAGTGGACGTATTGGTGGTATGGCAACATATGAAATGTACTATCAGTATCAAGAACTAAGTGCTAGACTGTTCGGTGGCTTTATTAACTTTGAGTTTAATCCTGTTACTAAAAAGATTACACTGCTTCGTAAGTTTAGTGCAGATGGCGAACAGATTGTGCTATGGACTTACAATCTGCGTCCAGAAAGCAGACTGCTACAAGACAGACACGCTGGTCCGTGGGTACAAGATTATGCACTAGCACTTGCAAAATACACACTAGGCGAAGCACGTTCAAAGTTCTCAACTATTGCAGGGCCGCAAGGCGGAACCAGTTTAAATGGTGATGCACTAAAAGCAGAAGCACAGGTTGAAATGGACAAACTCGATGAGGAACTACGCAACTATGTTGACGGTAGTGATCCACTTTCATTTGTAATTGGCTAATAAGAGGTTTTCATGATTATAGGAATTTGCGGATTAATTGGCTCCGGTAAAGGAACTGTGGCTGATATTTTAGTTGATCAAGGATTTACTAAAGTAAGTTTTGCTGATAAACTTAAAGATGGGGTTAGTACTATCTTTGGATGGGACAGAAACTTGCTAGAAGGAGATACAGATGAATCAAGACAATGGCGTGAACAACCAGACGACTTTTGGAGTAATGAAACAAAGATGGAAGTCACTCCTCGTTTGGTGCTTCAGTTATTTGGTACTGATTGCATGCGTAATGGCTTTGATGACGGAGTCTGGGTAAGCCTAATAAAAAAACAAATACTTGAAAATCCAGGACAATATGTAATTCCAGATGTGCGTTTTGAAAATGAAATAAAAATGATCCGTGATATAGGCGGTGAGATTTGGTGGACCAAACGTGGCGACAATCCAGAGTGGTGGAGTAAAGCAGTTTTGGATACACAAACTGGAAGCAACTTTATGGCAGATGAGGATATTCATCCAAGTGAATGGAAGTGGGCAAACACCAATGATAAATTTGATGAAATCATCTATAATGAAAGTACTTTAGTTGAACTTAGGCATCAGGTGTTAGGTCGCCTCGGTGCCATCCCGTTTTAATCAGTTCTGCATTGCAGTTAAGACAGACTGTCTTAAGATTTGTTTTAGCAACATTATTTAAATCACTATCAATATAAAATACAGTTACTTGGCTTCTTATGCTAGGCTTGAAACCACAAGCCTCGCAATTCCTTTTTACTTTGTATCCACTATCAACCCACAAAGGTTTAACAGGTTTGTGTAATTTCAAACACTGTTCACATCTGCGCCTATAGTAAGTCTTACCATCTTTTTTGTAGTTTACTGCTTTAGGACGTTGCCCGCAAATGTCACAATGAGGTCTCATAGTGTATTTAACCACGGACCTTTAAAGGGATTTAGTAAAACAGGTGTTTTTTAAGGTGGTATGGATAAATATTATATATAAAAAATCTTGTGAGAGATAAGGAACAGAACATGGCATTAATATCACCAGGTGTAGAAGTCACCGTAATTGACGAAAGCAACTACACACCAAACGAAGCAGGCACAGTAGCATCATTTGTAATTGCTACAGCCCAAGACAAACTTAGCGGTACAGGATCAGGCATAGCATCAGGAACAACTGCTGCTAATGCAGGAAAAACTTTCTTAATTGGAAGTCAAAGAGAACTGACCTCAACTTTTGGAAATCCAACATTTTATAACACTGCAACAGGTTCTCCGATCAACGGATATGAACTTAATGAATACGGATTATTGGCAGCATATAGTATGCTTGGAATTACAAACCGTGCTTATATAACTAGAGCAAACATTGATTTAAGTCAACTTGTTAGCAGCACAAGTCGTCCACTTGGCAATCCAACAAATGGCACAACATGGTGGGATGTAAGTTCAGATACACGTTGGGGTATTTTTGAGTGGAACGGAAGCACAGGTGCTTTTACTAATAAAATTCCAACCGTAATTACAAGTACAACAGATTTAACAGGCGGTGTTCCAAAAACTTCAATTGGTGCTATTGGTGATTATGCATTAGTTGCAACAAACACTAGCAATCCTGTGTATTACAAAAATCGTAGCAATGCTTGGGTATTAGTTGGTAGTGCAAGTTGGCAGATTTCGCATGCTACTATTGCAGGTACAGTAGCAAGTCCAAGATTTACAAACGGCAATACTATTACTATCAATGGCACAACTGTAAACATGGTAGGTAGTACAGTAACAGATCTAAAGACTAGTATTAATAATGCAAGTATTACCGGTGTAACAGCAGATGTACACAACAATAAGATTGAAATTTATGCTAACAGTACTGCAGTTGGTGTTAGCAGTGTAGCAGATGGAAAAATTGTTCTTGCTAACGGAAGTGGTTCGATCCTTACAGATGCAGGTTTAACAGCAGGCACATATGCAAGGCCACTAATTGCACAAGATCCACACTATACTGTTCCAGCATGGAAGTCAACAGATACAACTCCACGTCCAACAGGCAGTGTTTGGGTAAAAACAACTTCAAGTAACCTAGGTTTCCTAGCAGATGTTAGTGCATATAACACATCAACAGGTTCTTTTGTTAGCGGTAATGCGCCAGCATATACAAATGATCAAACTGCACTTAAAAACTTAGATACCTCAGGCGGTAGTGCTATTGCAGCAGGCAGTTACTATGTGCAATACGATGTTAGTGAAAACGATACAGTTACATACAAATTGTTTGAAAGATACAGCGCAGGCGCACTTCAAGTTACAGGACTTATTAACAGCGCAAATCCTCTTACAGCAAGTGAAACATTCACTATACAAGCAAGTGCGGCAAATAGTACAACACTAACAACAGCAGTTACAGTGGTACTAAGTGGAACAAGCCTAGCAAATATGGCAAGTGACATTAACGGTGCAAACGTTGCTAATGTAAGTGCAAGTGTTAATAGTGCTGGTTATCTTGTAATTTCGCATGGAGCAGGCGGTGTAATTATACTAAAAGATACAAGTGGCACTCCACTAGTAGATGCAGGTATTACAACAAGTATTACAACAAAGCAGGTTCGTGCAGGTAACAACAGTGACATTATTTTGAGTAACTGGATTGCAGACACATATACTGCAAGTGTAAGTGCTCCTAGTGCAAATCCTGCAGATGAGACATATTGGTATACAGGCGGATTTGAAGCAGACATCCTAGTACACGATGGAACAACTTGGAGAGGTTATCAAAATATAACTGACACAAGAGGTTTTGCACTTGGCGATACAAGTCCAGACGGTGTTATCTTTAGCACACTAGCACCAACTACTCAAAGCGATGACACTGCACTAGTAAATGGTGATCTTTGGATTGATACAAGTGATTTGGAAAACTATCCTTCACTATATAGATATCAGACAGTAAGTGGAGAACAGCGTTGGGTGGCAATTGATAAAACAGACAACACAACTGAAAATGGCATACTATTTGGTGATGCACGTTTCATAGGTGATGGCACAACTGATGTTGTAACAGGTGATATTCCAACAACTGCTACACTTTTAACAAGTGATTATTTAGATATTGATAAGCCGGATCCTACAATTTATCCACGTGGTATGCTACTGTTTAACACACGTCGTAGCACATATGGCGTAAAACAGTTTAGAAGTGATTACTTCTCACGCACTAACTTTAGTGATACAAGTGCTTATCCAACACTCCCTACTGAAAAGGATGCATGGGTAACACAGAGTGGTAGTGTATTTGGACGTAAAGCAGTACGCAAAATTGTTACTAATGCAATGAAATCAGCACTAGATGCTAGTGCAGAATTACGAGAAGATTCTAGAACATTCAATCTTATTGCAGCACCGGGATATCCAGAACTGATTAGTAACATGGTTAGTCTTAATAACGACAGACGTCAAACATGTTTTGTAGTTGGCGATACTCCAATGAGATTAGCGGCAACAAGCACTGCTCTTGAAAATTGGGCTACAAATTCTGCGGCTGCTACAGACAACGGCGAAGATGGAATGGTAACTAGTGATCCTTATTTAGGTGTATTTTATCCTAGTGCATCAACCAATGATCTCAGTGGCAACACAGTCATTGTTCCAGCAAGTCATGCGATGCTACGCACAATTGCTAGAAGTGATGATATTAGTTTCCAGTGGTTTGCACCAGCAGGCACAAGACGTGGTCTAGTAGACAACGTTGCAAGTATTGGATATATTAACAGTGCAACAGGTGCGTTTGTAAATGATAACATTCGTGAAAGTGTAAGAGACACACTTTATACAAACAGAATTAATCCAATTGCATTCTTTAATGGAAGTGGTATTCTTAACTACGGCAACAAAACTCGTGCAACGACACCTAGTGCATTAGATCGTATAAACGTAGCACGTCTTACAGGTTACCTTAGAAGTCAACTGCAATCGATTGCAACAGGCTTTGTTTTTGAGCCAAACGATAAGATCACAAGAGATGAGCTAAAGCAGCAAGTTGAACAAACTCTTAATGATTTGGTAGCAAAACGTGGTGTATTTGATTACCTGGTTGTTTGTGATGAGACAAATAATACTCCAGATAGAATTGATCGCAACGAACTATACGTTGACGTTGCTATTGAGCCTACTAAGGCAGCAGAATTTATCTTCATTCCTATTAGACTTAAAAATACAGGTGAAATTGCAAGCGGAAACACAGCGTCTGCAAATTCAGTATAAAAACCAACAAAAAGTGGGGGGTTAACCATACCCCCCATTTTTTATGAGTCAAATTAGATAAATACTTTTATAATTATTAGGAGCAGAATGATATGTCAGTTTCATCATTAACCAAATTTACAGTACCTATTGACGGTGATCAGAGCGCGGCCAGCCAAGGCTTGTTGATGCCAAAACTTAAATATCGCTTTCGTGCGTCATTTGAGAACTTTGGTATTAGTACTCCACGTACAGAACTTACAAAGCAGGTAATGGATATTACTCGCCCAGAAGTTACATTTGACGAACTTCCAATTGAGATCTACAACAGTAGAACTTACTTGATTGGTAAGCATACTTGGAGCCCTGTCACAGTCAATTTGCGTGACGATGTCAACGGTGGTGTTACTAAATTGGTAGGAGAGCAATTGCAGAAGCAGTTTGATTTTATGGAACAGAGCAGTGCAAGTTCAGGTATTGATTACAAATTTATCACACGTTTTGAATTACTAGACGGTGGTAATGGTGCTAATGCACCTAGTGTGCTTGAAACTTGGGAAATGTATGGTTGTTTCATTACAAGTGTAAACTACGGCGATCTTAACTATGCTAGTAACGATGCGGCAACGGTTACTATGAACCTAAGATTTGACAACGCTGTGCAAACACCACTTGGTGAAGGCGTAGGTGCAAGTGTAGCGAGAACACTAGGTCAAACTATTACAGGCTAATAGGAGTTTTTTCCGATGGCTAGTGTAAACAGTCAATTACAGCCTTTAAATGCAACAGATACAATGCGCGACTATAAACATGCGTCGCGCACTTTTGTTGACAATAATTTTGAATTACAACCTAGACATAGTAATCTTTTTCATGTTGTGTTCAGTTTTACTAGCGAAGCAGCTACACTTTTTAACACAATTGATAAATTAGAAATTCCCATACTTGTTAAAAGTATAGATTTGCCTCAATATACAATTGATGTTCAAACTCATAACCAGTACAATAGAAAAGTGCAAAGTCATCATGGAATGCAGTATCAACCTATTACTGCGGTATTTCATGATGATGTAAAAGAGTTAATTCGTAATTTATGGCATACCTACTATACTTTCTATAACGCTGATCCTACATATGAATTAAACAGCAATAGTTATACTCCATATGACAAATATAACGAAAGAGTACAACAACAGTGGGGATTTCAAAGAGGCAACAAAAGATTCTTTAAAGACATTAAGATTTATAGCATGCACAATCATAGGTTTGCTGAATATACATTGATAAATCCAATTATTACTGCTTTTAATCATGATAGTCATGCATATGCTAATCCTAGTTTTATGCAACATAGTGTACAGTTTGCATACGAAACTGTGAAGTATGCCACAGGATTTGTAAATGAAATTACACCTCGCGGCTTTGGTGATATCCATTATGATGTAGAACGTAGTGACATTGCTCCTGTTAATAGTGAAAATACAGCATTTATCAATGGGTCATTGCAAAATGTAAGTGGACAAGAGAGCAAAGATTTATTTCGAGGTAATCTTATTGGTGTAATTAAGGATGCAGAAATTGTTTATGGAAGCGAAAAACAAGTGCTAACAGGAAATGTTTTATCGGATACATTGAGTATTCTTGCCAATAATGCAATTTCTGGTAAAAAACTTACAAGTAATGTTCTCGTACCAGTCACTGGATTTGGCAAGCAACTACTAGAAGATAGTTTTGTAGGTCCAGATAATATTGTTAACAGTGTTACTAATTTTTTCTCAGGCAATGTTATCAAGTCTCAGGGACAAAATATTACCAGCAATAAATTTTCTGGGACATCAAATTCTACTAACCAATCTAATATAGGATTTGCAAATACTATTCCAAAAAACAATGGATCGATTGCATCGCCAAACACAATAAGTAACACAAAACCTGTTTTTAGCACTACTAATACAGCAGGTACAAGAGCACAAAGGCTATCGCAACTGCAACAGCGTTTAAGAGATCCTAGCGTGCCTGACGGTGAAAAAAACAATATTCGAGAACAAATAAGATTAGAAAGATTGTAATGACATGGCTCAAAGTACTAACTTACCTGTAAAAGATCCTACAAGTAATTTCGATCAACGTGTGCAGGACTATTTCACTAACTATTTCAACAGTCAAATAAAAATGACAGACAATGACTACGAGCTAGTCAAAAGTTTTTTCGTTCAACGCACAGACAATGAACAAGCAGCGGCTGCATTGACTGCGGCTGTAATACAGGCTGCAAACGAATTAGATGTTTATGCTATTGATGTTATAGAGAACTTCCAAAATAGCACTAATTTAAAAGAAGCAGTGCCTACTTTTATTAATCTAAGCAGAAGAGGTAGTAGTCTACTAGGATATGAAGCCGGCATTACTCCAACGGAAAATATAAAACGCCAAACGGAGGCGTAAATGTTTAGTCGCAACAAATATGCAAATGGCATATACAGTATTTCAAATCCTGACAAATATAGTGGCAATAAAGAGCCGAGATACCGCAGTGCTTGGGAACATGCATTTATGCGTTTTTGTGACAATAATCCCAGTGTAATAAGTTGGGCAAGTGAAGCAATACAAATACCTTATCGTAATCCACTTACAGGTAAAGGCACTGTGTATGTGCCTGACTTTGTTGTAATGTACCAAGACAAACGAGGTAATAAACACGCAGAACTGATTGAAATAAAACCCAAAGCACAGACCATGCTTACTGAAAAGACTCGTGAAAAAGAAAAACTTGCTATTGCTATCAATCACGCAAAGTGGGAAGCAGCAGCAAAATGGGCAAAGCATAAAGGCTTGCGTTTTAGAGTTGTAACAGAAGACGATATTTTCCACAACGGCAAACGCTAAGGATAACTATTATTATGACAAAGAAATTAGAAGAATTATTTGATGTAGCACCTACAGACGAACTAGATATTACAGTTCAAGAAAACAGCAATGTAGTAGAAACTGTGACTGCCAAAGACTTGCCACAAATACAAACAGCATTGACTAACGTAGACAAAATTGATGCAGCATTACCTAGTGTGCGTGAACTTGATACAAGCGACAAAGAAATGGATAACATTGCACAATTGGCACAAGATACATTCAAAGACTTAATGGATTTAGGTATGAATGTAGAGGCACGTTTTAGTGGTGAGATTTTTAACAATGCAAGTCGGATGTTAGACACAGCTCTTAGTGCAAAGAGTGCAAAGATTAACAAAAAACTGCGCATGGTTGACTTACAACTAAAAAAAGCAACATTAGATGCTAGACTTGCTCGAGAAGCAAAAGCCAATGGTGAAGATACTGAAGATGGTGATGGCCACCCAGTGGATCGTAATAAACTTTTAATGGAAATCTTAGGCAGGAATACTGAACAAAAGTAATAAATACACTATTACAACAAGGAATACACCAATGAAAAGTTTTAGAAGTTATCTTGTAGAAAGCGAACATACATATAAGTTTCGCATTAAAATGGCTAAAAAATGCGATGACGAAACAATGGATGCACTGGAATCTGCACTTGAGAAATATGAAATTTCAAGTATTAGTAAACCAAAGAAAACTCCAATACAAGAACATCCCATGGATTTTCAAACACTACAAAATTCAGAAGTGTTTATCATGGATGCTGAACTAAAGTATCCTGTGACTGCACATCAATTATATGAATATATTAGTCAAACAGTTGGCGTCCCTGCAAGTCATTTGGTAGTTATTAGCAGTGACCATCCTGAAGAAATTGCTCGTGAAGAAGCAGTGAAAGAACAAGAATACGAGTCAGTGCTTGAAACAGATTATGAAGATTCAAACAATGCTAAAGACAGTTTTGGTGATGACTACAACGAGAACATGCTTAAGGCTATTGAAAGTCGTAAGATGGAATATGCTGCAGTATTTTCAGATAAACAGGATTACAGTGGTCCAAAGACAGAAGAACCTTCTACAGCAAGTATGATGTCAGATAGAGGTAAGAAATAATGAAAGACTTATACAAAGCAATTGATGCACTAAATGAAATTACACAGCAAGAACGTGACGCAATGCGAGCAGCCGCAAAAGCAGACGTTGCTGCAGTAAGACAAGCAACAACAGGCAAAGCACCACCTCCAACAAAAGCAGACATGTACAAGGATGTTGAAGATTTTGCAAAACAACAAAGAGCAGCAAGCAAAGCGGCTGGCTATGCTACAAAAGCAGAATATGATGCAGCCTATCAAAAGAATCTTGATGCACTTTCAGCCTCTGGTGTCGACATGGAAAAGATTAGTGCAACAGCAAATCAAATGATGCAAACTAAAAAAGGTGCTGCAAGACTTGCTAAGATGGGTATAAAAGATGATGATGATTTGCTTTCATATGCAATGATGAAGGCAGGTATAAAAGATATGACACCTGACAAGTATACTGCTACAGATTTTGCAATTACAGATATACCCGAAGGTGAAGAATTAGATGAGCGTGTAACTTACAACACACTCGCTAAACTAAGTGGCATTGAAAATCCTGATAAAATTTATCCGGGTCAAAAAATTACACTGCCAGGTGGCGGCAGTTATGAAGTAAAACGTGGTGATACACTAAGTGGTATTGCACAGGATTACAGACTTGGTAATATTGGTCAACCTAAATCAGGTAAATTAGATGATCCAACAACTAAGTTACCGCAAGTACCTAATAAGTTAGGACCAGACGGACAATATGACGGTGATGATTTAGGCAATGCTCCTACTACATCTGCTACACCTAAACTAGATGATCCAACAACTAAACTACCTCAAGTAGTCGATAAACTTGGTCCAGATGGACAATATGACGGCGATGATTTAGGAAATGCACCTAGTGCACCAACAGAACCAAAAAACAACCGTTTTGCAGATTTATTCAGAGACAGGTTTTTTATGAAAAAAGAGCCAAACATTGTAAATCTTCCTAATACATACGAACTAGATCCTGAGACAGACAAATATACACTAGTAACTAAGCCAAAGCAACCTTCGGGTTTAGTTAAAGCAACTAGTCAACTTGCAAGGGCAGAGAGTGTTGAAATGACCGAAGGACGTAGATTATACGAACTAGCAAGTCAGCCACTCAATGAAGCAAGTAGAGATAAAAAAATTAATGCTATTGTAAATAGTTTAGGTGAAAAGCCAACACTAGATGAAATTTATGGTAAGATTGCAGAACTGGAAGGTATGACTAGTTTCTTCGCTAATAAAAGTTATTTGCAGAGACAATACTTAGGAAAAGTAGCAGAACGTTACGGATTGCCTGGAATGTATACACCTAGTGGTAGTTTTGTTAGTACTAAAAAAGACGATGCAGGCAGATATCAAAGTTCAGCAGGCGGCACTATGAAAGCCGCAGAAGAACTTGCATCACAAGGTCTTGTGCCCGGTGCAAGGGTTGAAAAAATACAAGCAGCGGCGGCTAGAAACAAAAAAGTTGCAGGTATAGGAGACAATCCTGACCAAGCAAAAATGGCAGATAGACTTGATACACTTGCAAAAACAGCAATTGAAAAGAATCCATCTGCACAACCTTCAGCCGCTGATGATGAATTAAAGATTCTTAAAAAGCGTGAAGAACCAAAGCAAGATTTTAGTAAACAAAAAGACAAACCAAGTGTTGCTCCAAGTACAGAACCTAAACCATCAAAAACTGCTGAGCCTGTAACTATAGGTGATCCAGTTGATGCTCCTACAGATGATGATCTAGCAGCAATTGCAGGCACAAAACCTGCTGCAAAGCCAGATGCACAGCCTACCGCAGAGCCTAAAAAAGACGGTGGTGATATTACGCCTGCAGATTTAGATGCTATTGCTGGTACTGCACCAGCAGATAGTGGAGATGATACAAGCGGCGAAACACCTGTAGCAAGTGTACCAACAGGCGGCGATGACGGCAGTGACACAGATGCACCTCCTGCAGCACCTATACCAAAAGCAAGTGTGACAAAGACAAGCCAGACTGGCACCGGCCAAAATCCAATTGTGCAACCTAAAAAAGGGCTTGATCCAAGGTTCTTCAGTGATTTAGCAACAGCATTTGCAAAATCAGGTGATGAGTATAAACAAAGCAAATCAAACAAAGATAATGAGTTATCTATGGCTAAAATAACTAGTCC